TTTGTCGAATTTATTTATATACCCTTTCTCTCTATATAGTATTATCGGAAATTAAAATGTTTATTATTTTTTATTAAAAATGATAATTTTAAAATTTATTGACATTTTGTTTCGTTTATGTTATAATATATTATGGGGAAATTATGTATTTTAAGAAGAATAAATAAACAAAATAAAAAACTATAATACTATATAGAGATTAAAAGAGGTTAGAAATGAAAACAAAGTATGGTAGAAAATATAGAATATTGTATCAATATTTTAGAACTAAATGGAATGATGGTTTTGATGAGTTTAGGGAAAAATGTTTGGCGATGTCTATATTATGGGTTAAAAAGAAAGGAAAAAGATTACATACAAAAGATGAATTACAAGATTTACAACAAGATGCAATTTTATGTTTTTTAGAAGCAAAAGATAAATATAATGAAAGTATTGGTAGATTTTATGGATTATTTAAAATAAAGTTGAAAACATTAGATCAACAATTTATGGCTAGATACATGGGGGTTAATGTTCCATATCATTTATATTTAAAAATGATTAAAGAAAAAGGAAGTTTAGGTATTGCGTTTGAAGATTTTGTTGAATGGAAACTTGGGTATGTAAATTATAGAAAAATGGGGGTGTTTGAATAAAATGGCAAGAGTATTAAAATTTGATGATATTTATGTTCCAGTAGATAAGATAAGTTCTTGTACTATATCAAAAGATTTTACATTTGGCGTTGGGACAAAAGATAAATATACATTAAGTGTTAAAGTTGATGGTGGGATAACTTATAATGTTATTACTGGTGTTGAAGACAAGTCTTTATTAGAAACATTTATATTAGACAAGATTTGGGGAAATGCAGATGGTGTATTAACATATGATGAAACTCCATTGACATCAGAAGAAAACAAAATAAGAAAAGAAAAGATTAAGAAAGACAAAGAAGAAGAAAAAAAACCAGATGAGTTTAAGGAAGAAAAGAAAGAAAAAGTGAGTGAAGATGAACAAATTGAGTTAGTGCCAGTTGATAAAAAAGAACCTTTAACAAAAGAAGAAATAAAAGAAGTCTTTAATAAAGCAAAGAAAAATAAAAAGAAAGGTGATTAATTATGCCACAATCAAGATTGAATAAAGATGAGATAATTCAATTAGCTTTCTTAAAACTAGGAGAACAACATCAATTATATCACAATAATATATCAGATAGATTATTAATAGCAGAACAATTATTCAATGATATTATAGTGGATTTAGGTAGTGATGCTACCTTTACATTTAATAGTAGGACAATAGAATTAGATAAATTTAGTAATGACACTAATTTTAGAGGTGAGTTCAAATATAATAAACCTAATGATTATTTGTCTAGGGTTTGGACATCTGACTTTAAAGCTAGAATAGAAGCTGAATACATTTGGTCTAAAAATGATACACTTCAACTTTGTTATTGTTATGAAATGAATTTAAGCGATTATCCTCTTTATCTTAAAAAGTTAGTTGTGCTTAAATTAGCAAAGAGATTAGCAGAGGTTTATGATGGATATTATCAAAAAATACCAATGTTAGATAGAGATATAATTGATGAAACAAATAGGATTGTAACACAAGAAGGGTTACCATTCCCAATGGAGAGGTGATTAAATGGCTGGTGGACAAACTTATCAAAGTGTATTCAATTATGGGGAAGTTGGACATTCATTAGATGGGTTTAGAGATAGCGATATAGCAAAACAAAGTGCTACAAAAATAGTTAATTTTTATGTTAGTGAAATGGGAACACTTCAAGTTGCTAAACAATATGAACAAAAAGATATAATAGATTTTTCTGGTGGTGGAGATTTACCTAAAAACGAATTTCCATTAACAGATAAAATTTGTGAAATAAAGAATACTAAGTATTCTTTTTTTATTGCAATAGGAGAAAAAGCTATATATACTATTTCTAAATCAAATAAAAAGGTTATAAGCAAATTTAATTTTGATGAAGATAAAAAATTATTTGATCAATTTTGTAATTCAAATGTATTTCAAGATTATATATTTATTAGATTAAAAAATAATGGAATTAAAACATACACATATAATAGTAATGGTATTTTGGGTACATTTAATTTCTTTTCACAAATTAAAATACCTTACCAATCACAAAGAAGTATTACTGTTGATGTATATAAATTATTTGAACAATTAGATATTAAAGGACAAAAAATTATAATTCCAGTATTTATTACTTCGTTTAGAGATAATACAATTCGTTTATCTTTAAGTAGTAATGGAGATATAACTGTTGCTGGTATTAATATTCCAATAAAAAGATTATATACAACATATAGACAAGCATTAAGTCAAGATACAATAACAACAACAGGTATGCAAGTTGGAGATTATTTTCTTGTAATGAGTACATTTAATAAAATAGATCAATATAAAAGACAAGGATATTTTATAGATGGTAGACCATTAGAATTTAGAGATGCGAATAGGGTTACTGATATAAAATATGGTGGAGATTATTATACTAAGTTATTCGCTAAATGGGATTTTGATAGTTCACAAACAATAGATGTATCAGATGAAATTACATATGGTACACAAGAGAATTTTATTAAAGATTTAAGCAATATTGTAGATTTTTGTGAATTTCAATCTCGTTTATGTATTGCTACAAAAGATAAATTATATTTTTCTAAGGTTTTGGATATAACAGATTTTAGAACTGGTGTAGAGCAAGATAGTGGATTTTATATTAAACCATCAACTATTGAAGGAAATCAAAGTGATATAATGAAACTTATTTCTGGGAATGGTATTTATGCATTATCAACAGAAGGAATTTATATATTTAGTTATGGTGAAATGGCGACAGCACAACATCAAAATATAAGAATTGCAAGTACAAACAATCCAACAGCAATAGCAACATTGATTGATGATATACTTTATTATATAGATGTTACTGGTATACTTCGTTCAATAATACCAACATATAGTAATGGGGTTGTTCAATTTACTAATATTACAGTTGATAAATATTCTCACGATAAATTTAATTATATTTATTTAACTAAAGGTGTAATAAATAATAGAAATTCCTTAATATGTACAACTAATAATAGTACGAAAGAATTTAAGGTGTTTGAATATGTTGGTGAAAATTTATTTAGAAGAACAACCATTGAATTTCCAAATACAGATATAATTCTTGGATATGGACAAGATTTGATTTGTGGAAGTAAATATTATCAAATTACACCATTTAATATGTTGCATTCTCAATTAGTATTAAATTTACCATTTATACAAACTAATTTTGGTGGAGTATATGAAAATGATTTTACTCAAAATTATAATAGATGTTCAATGAATATATTTAATAAAAATAATTCATATATAAAAGATGTATTTATGGCTAAACAATTAATTCAACCTACTCAAACACAAATAGGGGATTATAATGTTTATGACTTTAAAGGTAGTGTATCTATTATGGATTTCACTATTGATTTATATATGTATACAAAACAAGAAAGAGTTGAATTAAAGAGAAGATATGATGATTTAAGAAAACAAAGACAGGGTAATCCAAACTTAATGTATCCACCATTACCAAATTTTCAAATAGAGAATGATTTGGTTGGAGATAGGACAATAGAACTAAGAGGAATTAACTGTTGGTTAAAATAAATAAGGGGGTGAATTAATTGCAAGAGAAGAAAGTAGTTGCTACAATATCATTAGATGATGTTGTGGAAGAAAAAGAAAGTAAAGAAGAAGAAACAAAATCATCTCCTACTAAAAAAAAAGAAAATAATTTAGTTATAGAAACAGCTGTTGTTGTGGGAAATGAAGAACCAGAATACTTAGATGTTGATGAAAAGATTAGACAAGCAAGAGCAGAGTATATAACAACTGATATTTCATTGAAAGATGTTGCTACCAAATATGATATAAGTGAAAGAAAACTTAAAAAACATATGTCGCAAGGCAAATGGAATATTCTTAAAAGAAGTGCTGATTTACAAGAGTTTATGATAGATGTTGTTAATGATATATATGGAACAATAGATGTTTTTGAATATATTAAACATCTATCATTAACTTGTTTAAGGAGAGGAGAGTATCAAAATCCAAAAGATATAGCAATATTAACTCAAACATTTAAAATGGCAAATGATGAAATAACTAAGTTAAGAGTTGCTAATGTCAATAATCAAAATGTTAATGTTGTTGAATTAAAAGAAGGTGATTGATATGGCTTTGAAACAATTAAATATGGGAAATGTATTAATGAATTTATATGCAACTGAAAGAAAGAAAACATTTAATCCTATGAGATTTGTACCAAGACCATATCAAAGGGAATTAGATAAATTAATTAAAAAGGAAACAGAAAATAATAATGGGACACCGAAACCATTATTCATATCATGGTGCCGCCGGGTTGGCAAGGATCAGTGGGCGTTTTCTAGGGCAGTTGAGCGTTGTATAAATATTCCAAATTTTAGAGTTATGTATATATTCCCAACTGCTAAGCAAGGAAGAAAAAATATATTAGAGGGTATTACAATAGATGGACAAAGATGGATAGAAAGTGTTGTTGATCCACAAGTTATTAAAACAACTAAAACAGGAAGTTTATATTTTAATGATGGAAGCATTAAATTTAAAAATGGTTCAATCATAGATATTTACGGCGATGATAGTGAAAATTTGGTTGGAAGCAATGTAAATATGCTTATTATATCAGAGGCTGCAATGGTAAAAGAAAGTACATTTGATTACTTATTGCCATCTACAAGGAAAGTCAATGGAGAAATTATATGTATATCAACACCAAGACTAAATAGTTGGTTTAATAAAAAATTTCTTAATCCAGATGCCGATATAATTAAATCTATTGTTACTGCATATGATGCAATAGACAATGATGGTAGTAGAATATATACAGATGAAGAATTAGAAACAATTAAAACTCTTATGTCGGAAGAACAATTTGCTTCCGAGTATATGTGTGATATGACAGCATTTAATGAATTATCTATTTATGGTAAATCACTTAAAAAGGCGACTTGGGTTGATATGCCAATTATTGAACACAAACCAATATTTGTTTCATTTGACTTAGGTATATCGGATAATACGGCTATGACATTTGCTATCTTTGATGAAGATAATAAAGTTAAAATTATACATCAACATAGAAATAGAGAAAAACCAACACAATATTATATTGATTATATTAAGCAATTCTGTATGAGATATAGAATACCACAACAAATGATAGAAATTATATTGCCACAAGATGGTGGAAGTCAAATGGATTACATAAGATATTTGGCAAGTAGAAGTGAAGTTTATCGTGCAGCTGGATTTAAGGTTACTGTATTAAATCATATATCTGTATTGAGGGCAATAGAGATAACGAGAACTGGAATAGAAAATGGAGATATACAATTTGTTAATAATATGGAAGTAAGACAATTTACAGATGTATTGAAATCATATGAATGGAAAGTTGCTGTTACAGGAGAACCAATTTTAGTACCAAAACATGGTAGTGGATTTAGTGCTTCAAACGATGCAGATAGCTTGGAATACTTAGCTATTTATTTCTTATATGAAAAATATAGAAAAGCACATAGTTTTGATAGTGGTGTTATATTTACTAAATAGTAGGAGAGGGTAAAGTTGATAAAAAATATATTAAGTATTGATATAGATTTTTTTATGAAAGATTTAATTGAATATCAAAAGTTTATTGATGATGAAGTTGAAGATCCAAATTTAGTTTGGGATATTGCTAAAATGAAATATAAAAAAGATTTTATTATAGATGAAGAAGCTATGTTATGGGTTAAAGATTTAATTCAAAAGAAATGTGGTAATGTTGAGAAATTTTGCATTATACAAGAACACGATGAAATTTATAATTTAATGAAGTCTTGGGGTTGTAAGAATGCAAGTTGCACAAATATAGATTATCATCACGATATAACATATCAACAAGATGATAGTAAATTAAATATAGAGAATTGGGTTAAGTATGCAAGGAAAGATAATTTGATTTATTCATATTTATGGATACATCAAGATGGGAGTGAAATGTGTATAGAAAGTCCAATACAATATATGCATGGTAGTTGGAAAGATTTTACATATAAAGAAATGGATTTAATACCAGAATATGATGCTGTTGTATTTTGTGTATCTAAATATTTTACATATTATAAATATTGGAACATAGCAGAAGAATTACAAAATTATCTTATTAAAGTATTAAATATAAACAAGGTGTTAGACAATATTAAAAATTAATTAGAGGTGAAAAATGGGATTTAGAAGAGCATTTAGGAGAGCAACAAGAAGTATAGGTAGATTAGGAAGAAGTGCTGGTGGATTTATTGGTGGATTAACTGGTAGAGGGAGAAGTGATGATGGTGCTGGTGAAGGGTATCAAGGAATAGATCCAAACCAATATAAGGCATTGCAGGATCAATTTGGACAATTACAAAATCAATATAATCAATTAAATGGACAATATCAACAATTAGCACAAAATAATAAGAGTATGACAGATCAATATGGTACATTGAATAACCAATTTAATCAAATGATGAACCAATATAAAGCTATGGTTGAAAGAAATAATGGATTACAAAGTACAATAGATGATAAGAATAAAGCTATCCAACAAGAACAATTAAATAGAGAAGCCGAAAAATCTAAATATGATGCTTTAAATCAAGCTATTGGAGAAAGAGGAAAATTTGATCAAACACAAGATGAAGGAAATGGACAAGGTGCTGGTGAAAATAGTTATGGTATAGATAAGAAAGGAATAGATTTTACAAGTCAAGTTAATCCAAATGGAGATATAAAAGATGATGACGATATAAAAAGAAGATTGAGTAGAATACTTCAAGAAAGAGGACAAATAAGATAATCCTTATAGAGAGGTGAAAAATGGGATTTAGATTAAGATTTAGAAGTGGGTTAGGAATTGGTCGTGCTGCAAAAAGAGTTTGGAAAGGAATATTTCAACCAATAGAAAAAGCAGGAAAACAGTTATTATCTCCATTTAGACAAGGTAAAGAAATGGCAAGAGCCATGGAAGATCAAGCTAAGAGAGAAGAACAATGGAGAGATGATGCAAGAAGAAGACAGGATGAATTAGATGTAATTAATGATAAAAGAAAGAAACAAGAAGATCAAATTGCAGATGAAAGAAGAAGAACAGAACAAATGAAAAATAATCTTGATGATCAAGATAAAAATTTAACTGATAAGAAGACTGAATACAATGGTGGTTCTGGTAATAGTGGAAGTGGAGTACTTATCAATGAAGAAGAATTAAAAAGAAATCAAGGTAATGCACAAAACAATGGTGGAAACTTAGATGATTATAGAGAAAGATTAAAGAGAATGATGATGAAAAAATAAGAGGTATAAATGGATAAAGTAACGATACAGTTTTATTTAGATAAGGCAAAAAAAGCTAAGGAAGCTGTTAAACCAATATATAATGAAGTTTTAAAATATACTGATTTAACTTATCAAATTACAGATAGCACAACAAAAGAGTTAAAGCCAAATTATATAGATAGTTTAATACCAACATCTTTAAATGACCTTGTATCATTTCTTATGTCATCTGTATTTAGTAGAACAACAAAATGGGCTAGTGTTGAAATGAATGCTAAATTATACCAACTTGTTAATGGATATGAAAGTGATTGGGTGACAAATGATAATATACAAAGATTAAATAAACAATTAGAAGATATTACAGATGTTACTTATACTTATTTAAACCAATCTAATTATTATGCTGAGATTGGGCGTTCATTAAAAGAATGTGTAAATATAGGAGTTGGAGCATATAGGGTTACAGAAAAAGTTGACCCTATAATGCCTTTTATATTTCAATATGTACCATTAGATGATTTGTATTATTGGGAAGATAGTTTAGGTAGACCATACTATGTATTTAAATATGTAAGAAATATTAATACTGTTGGTTTAAAGTTAATGTTTGGAGATGAAATTAAAGTACCAAAAGATGCTAAAAATCCTAATGAAGATATGTTTTCTGTTATTGAAGTAATTACACCAATAGAAGAAAATCAAGGTAATACAAGTGGGTTAGGAGTAGGAGATACATTGGGGAATAAATTTATGTATCAAGTATTCACTGATGATTTAGGAGAAGAATTGATGTCTAAGGAATTAGATTATTGTCCGATAGTTATATTTAGATGGGATAAAGAAGGAAGTAATCCTAATGGATTAGGCTTATCTATGCTTGGATTAAAAGTATTTAAGGATTTAGAACAAGCTAAAAAACAAAGAGAAGCATCAGCTGAAAAATTATTAAATCCACCTTTATTTATACAAGGAGATAAACTATTGGCTCAAATGCTTTCATTAGATGCTAAGGCGGTAAATTATACTGGTACAATGACACCTATGCAAAGTCAATTAAATGGTGGAGTTAAAGTTGAACCGATACAAACAGTTGGTAATTTACTTCCATTAGATAAAGATATACAGGAATATAAACAAGCAATTAGAGAACTTTATACATCTCACCCATTAGGACAAATAGATGAATATAAGAGAAGAAGTGCTGGTGAAAGTGAAATTAGATTAAGAGCATTAAGACAAAAATGGAGTAGAGCATTTGAATTTATAGAAAGAGAACTTTTAACACCAACATTTTTAATTCCTATGCGTATATTGATACATCAAAAGAAAATAGAATTTGAGTTAGGTGATTTAGATATAACATTAATCAACTATAAAAATGCTTTGGCTACAAACCAAGAAGCACAAAGTGTTGAAAAGGTTATGTCTTATATACAAACATCTGGTGCTGTTATACAAATGGCTCAAACAGCTGGACTAAAAGTTGAAAAGACTTTAAGATATTTCCAAGATAATTTAGGTATACCATTAGAAATTAGAATGACAGATGAAGAAATGCAACAAGCTCAACAACAACAAGTTGCACAACAACAAGAAATGCAGGCGATGGCTATGCAACAACAAAGAAATGATTTAAGAGGACAAGAAATTGCTAATGATCAACAAAAGATGGCTATGCAACAACAAGCACAACAACAAGCTATGTTAGAGGCTATGCAATAAAATTATTAAAATATAGTAAAATAAATAAACAAAATGAAAAACGATAATACTATATGAGAGGAAAGTAAATGGAAACAAAAAGAATAAAAATATACGAAGATAGATATTTAAGTTTGGTTAAGCAATTTGCTACAAATGATGATTTTAATGAGTTGATTTCATTAGCAAACACCATATATAAACTTTATGTTATGGATTGTAAAGCTAGTGGACAACCATTAGTATATGAAAATTTTGGTGATATGCTTTTATATCAAATAACTAAATATCAAGAAAGTAATTATGGGGGTAATTAATGGAAGGACAAATACAAAATCCTTTAAATAATAATGTAAATACAGATCCAGCTGATAAAAGTAAATTACAAAATCCATTAGAGGATAAAGTTGGTAATGTAGAAAATCCATTATTACAAGGGAATGAAACAAATCCTACAAATCCAATAGAACAAAAACCAGCTATAAATCAATTTGGTTTACCTGTTGATGGAAATGTAGAAGATATACAAGAAACTAAAACAGATAATTTAGATGAACAAAATCTTATTGATCCAGCTGACAAAGATAATCCATTATTAAATGATGTATTAGATACATTAGGTAAACAAAATGGAATAGATAAAATGTTAGAAGGATTAGGAATTGAGGGTACAAAATTTGATGGAGTAGATTTAGCAGAATTTCAAGACTTCTTGGATTTTGAAACATCAGAAGGTAGAGAAGAAATATTAAATGAAGTAAAGAGATTAAAAGGTTATGGTTATAGTGATGAACAAATAAAAGAATATACTGTTAATTCACTAGAACAATATAATGAAGGGTATCAAGCTGCTATGGTAGAAATGCAACAACAAGGTAATTATAGTGATGAAGCTATGACACCAGCAGAGATAAAAGCAAACCTTGAAGCTAATTTATCAAGAGTTGAAATAATGAATATCCCTACATTATTAAATTGGGTTAAGGCAAACATCAATTCGGAAATTTTAACTAATGATTTATTAAATGGAATGTTTACAGATCCAACATCTATAAAAGTATTAAATGCACTTTATAATGGAAGTATGAAAAATAATGTGGTTAAGACACAAGAACCAAGAATAATCAATAATGTACAAAATAAAATGCAAATACAACCATTACAAGCTATGCAATTTTATAGAGATTGGTTAGGAAAACAACCAAGTGTAACAAAAGAACAAACTCTTGAACAAATAAATAAATTAAGAGGAATGATTGGAGATAATTTATTAGGAGAATTTGATGAATTGTTTAATGTTTTAAAATAAATAAATTAAATTAAAGAAAGGATTATATGTATATATTCTGTGCATATATGTCCGTATGAGGTGAAAGAAAAGAATGGCGTATAATATTACCCAAGCAAAACAAGCTCAGTTTGAAGCTGTTATGCTACAAAAATTAAAAGAAGAAAAAGGAAATCTATTACTAGGGTATGGACAAAAAGCAGTTGTAAAAGGTGCTAATACACATACATTTTATAGATTAGGAGAAAGTACAGTTGATAATGCAGGAGATTTTAATATGTATAAGGATGCATATACAGGTTCTGGTGGTACAGCAGAAAAAGTAACTGCTACTATTGAAATGATATATGCAAGTGATAGAATAAAGAAAGAAGATATAAACTCAACTACTATCAATTTAGAAAGTTCTTATATTAAATCTTTATCAGATGCATTAGCAAGAGAAGTAGATAAGAAAATATTAGGAGCAATAATTGCTAAGAAATCTGGTGGTACGCCTGCTGCTGGTAAATTAACTCCAATGGGAGATAGCACAAAAGCATTAACTGATACTGCTAATATAGATGCATTAATTCAATCAGCTGTTTATGCTGCTACAAATGTTAAAGATATGACTGCATCTACTGGAAGTAATGGAGTTGCATTAGTATTAACTGCAAAAGAATTTTCACAATTATTCACTGTTGAAAAAATAGCTTCTAATAACTATTTAGGTGGATTAAAAGAAGGAACTTCAAGTTTAAAAACTTTCTTAGCTTGTGAAGTCGTAAAAGTATCAGAATATGCAAAACCAAAAGATAATGGTGGAACTGGTATAAATGCTATATACTTTATTCCTACACAAACATTTGGTGTGGCTTCTTGGGAAAATGACTTAGAAGCAAAATCTTGGGAAGACTTAGCAACTGATAGTATAGCTTGTAGAGTTAAAAGAAGTTTAGGAGTTGCTGTAATAGAACCAGAAAGCATAATTGAATTTTTATACAAGGCTTAATAATTAGTTAGGTGTAGGATAGGGGGTAGTTAATTCTATCCCCTATTTTTAGATTATAGAGAGGTGATTAAATAAATGGCGAAGTTAAGAAATATCTCATATATAGTAAAAGAGATAGTTATTAACTCATCTACTACAAACTATGAATTAAATGGTATAGTTGGAAATAATTTAGAATTTTATGGATTAGATAAAATTACTGGAAATTATAAAGAACTACCAAAGGCTTGGTATCAATTAATTAAAAATAATGGGAATTATGTATTTAAAGTAATAGACCCATCTATATTTAATTATTCTAAAATTCAAGTTGCTTTATGGTATGATAATAAAAGTTTAACCTATGTAACTGAATTTAATCCAGATATAAAGGTTTTAGTAGATAGATATAATATATTAGTGAATACTGTTTCACAATTATGGGAGTATACAAAAAGACAAATGATAGTTGGAGATAGTATGGAAATGCACTTAATACTTCCTAAATTAAAAAGTGAAGAATTATGGATATGCAAAGGAGATCATTATGAAGCGATTTCTATTGTTGATGTAAATGCTGAATTAAGAAAATTAATTGATCAATATGCTGCTATGTATAAAATTGAATTAGAACAAAAGGCAAATGAGCAAAAATTAGAAATAAATAAATATGTTCAAGAATTAGGAACTCAACAAAGAAATGAATTAGAGAACTATAAAAATCAAAAAATAAGAGAATTATTACCTAAATTAACAGAATTGAAGGATCAATTTAATTCATATGTATTACAGAAGCAAAGTGAAATGGATAATTATAAACAAGTTCTTCAAAATAAATTATATACTGATAGCAAAAAAGAAATTGATGATTATTCAAAAACAAAAATAAAAGAAAGTGAAACAGCTATTCAAAATAAAACACAAGAAATATTAACTAATTTAGATAGACCGATAGAAAATATTGTTCAATTAAAAATAGACACTTTATTTCAAGCTACAAGTCCTAGATATTTAAGTGAATTTAAAACTCAAATAGACACTTATTTGAACAGTGAATTAAGTAAAATTCATCAAGGATTAGAAGCAAAAGTTGATAATTATATTGCCACAAAAGATAAATTAATTACAGATAAAGTTGAAGATATTGCAACAAAAGAAATAAATAAGGCTGTTGCAAAAGCTAAGGAAAATGTAATTAATGAAATAGAAGCAAACAAAAATCAAAAAGTTCAAGAAGCTATTAGAGATTTTACTAATCAAGCAAATACTTTAACAACACAAAAATTAAAGTTAATTGAAGATGCTGTTAATAAAGCTATCACACAAGATTTAAAAAATATAATTTCAAATAATGTAAATCAATATATGCAATCATTTAATGTTGTGAGTTCAAAAGAAAATGGTAAAATAAAATTAACTTTTACATTAAAAGATTTTAGAAAAGAAATAGAGTTACCAGATGGGGAATTACCAGATGGAAATGCTATATTGACTAAGATTAATAATGATGTACAAAAAACAACACAATCATTTAAAGATTTTAAAGATAAATTAGAAATACCATTACCAGTTGATATCTCAAATTGTTTTATGCTTAAAGGTGTAGCAAGTGTTGATTTAAATACACTGACAAAAGATACCGATGTTGGATACTATTATGTAACAACTGCAACAAATAAACCAGAAGAAAGTGAATTTGCAATATTATTTGTTTATAAATTTATTTCATATGTTATGCAAAAATATGTAATAGATCATCAAAGAATATATATCCGTTTAAGTGGAGATGATGGATTACATTGGAGTGCTTGGGAAAAAATATCTAGTGGTAATAATAATAATAATTTAAGAATTAAATTTAATTCCGATAATAGTGCTACATTTTTAAGTAATAATGAGAATTTTTGGTTTAATCCAGATATGATAAGTGGTAATGTAGCTATTACAAATTTTTATTTTGGTAATGGTAATACCTCTAATTTAGCCAACATATATTGCAATACATTGAATGCTAAAAATAAATTAATAGCACAAGGAGAAATAATATCTAGTGGAGATATAACAGCATTTAGTGATATTAGATTAAAAAGCAATATACAAAAAATAGATAATGCTTTGGATAAAATAATGCAAATAAATGGATATACTTATGATATGAATAATAAAAGAAGCACTGGTGTTATTGCACAAGAAGTTGAAAAGGTATTGCCCGAAGTTGTACAAGATAGAGAAGATGGATATAAGACAGTTGCTTATGGAAATATGATTGGGTTATTAATTGAAGCCATTAAAGAATTAAAGGAAGAAATTAAGGTGATTAAAAATGGCATTTAAGTTTAGTCAATTTCATGAAATATTAAGGACTCCAATAAAAAACATTAATAGACCAATTAAAGCTAGTGATGTAGATATAAATAGATTTGCCGATAATGTTATGGAAAATAATGCAAATGGATATTGGAGAAATTCAGACAAAAAATATATATCGTTAAGTGGATGTAATAAATTAGATTTAGCAAATAAAATGGATAAAATATATTTAAGATTTCCATATATTATACAATTACATTTTAATTTACCAAGTATATATCAAACAAATTTAATTGCATTTTTGTTTCATGAATGGCTTTATAAAAAAATATATGTAGAGTATGGGTTACAGACTGAGCAAGACAAAAATATAATTAAAAATAGAGCTATGCCTATTGCGTATTATATTAAATACAATGATAGTTATAATGATTATGGAGATGATAATAATAGCAATCAATCTTCTATGGGTAAAAGAAAAGCTGTAATAAATGGGAATGTTAGGTTGTTAGGATTTAAAGCTATGAATAAAAATGGATCTTCTCATGATTTTCCATTTATATTTTTTATTAAAAATTTTTTAACTAATGGTAATGGATGGAATTTTGGTATTATATTAACTTTTAAAGATTTAGATAAAATAAATGCCGATAATTTAAAGCTAAATGCTAAAAATGGATTGGATTTGTGGTTTCAAAACAACAATAATTTTGAGCTACAATTTATTTCTCCTATATTTGAGAACCATCATTATTGTTATAATATAGTTAATAATCCTCCATATAATCATATAGAAGAAATCTATTTAGAAAACCCTTCAATTTGGAAATAGTTTTTATAATAATTTATATTAATTTTATAATAATACATGTGAGGATAATAATGGATAAATATATATTTGATAAACAAAAAGCAAAATTAAACCAATGGCAATTAATAGATATTAAAAATAAAGATAGTGAAATAGATAATAATTTATATTGCTATTGGTTAGGAAATGAATATCCATCTTTTAGTATGTTCTATGATGAACAGAAAAATATAATTCGTGAAAAAACTAAATATGAACAGTATATTTGGAAAGAATATGAATTACAAGATGGAGAATATATAGAAGATAAAGAAATAAAATATAAAGAAAAACCAAAACAAGATGAATGGTTTTGGCATTGGAAGGATTTTAAATGGCAATTTGATTTTATAAATTGGAAAAAATCATTAGAACAAAAACTGTTTGAAATTAGAAATAATGCAATGCACAAAGATATTAAATATAATAATTTTGTGTTTAGAATGTTACCTGTTGATATAGACAACTTTAAAGAAAGAGCATTACAAGTTGCATTAGGAATAACACAATTAAATGATATAACTGAATGGAGATTAAAGAACGATGAAGTACATCAATTTACAATTAAAGAAATTTTAGATATATTGGGTATGTGGGGTAAAAGAAAAGTTGACATATTTGAGAAATTTAATAAACTATATGTTGATTTTTTAATGGAAATTGAAGAAGATAAAATAAGAGAATTTATGAAAGAGGTGGAAGAAGAATGGAAATGATTAATCAAGTTATGGCTGACAAACAATTATTTATTAGTACAATAGTTTTATTTGTAATTATAGTAGGATTGGTAATTTATATTTTAAGAACAAAAGGTAGAGAAGCTGTTTTAACTTTAATTAGAAAAGCAGAATATTTATTTGACTTAAAAGGTAAAGGAAAAGAAAAATTACAATATGTAATTGATAATGCAAAATCATTTGTTCCTGCTCCATATAAATGGTTCATTAGTATTGAATTAATTAATAAATTAGTTGCGATGTTACAACCAGAATTTAAGGCAGACAAAGATATAAAACAAGGTGAATAGTATGTTATCTCCAAAAATATTTTCAGTAAGTGATGAATATTGGGAGTTAGCAGAAGATTTTGATTATACAATAAATAATAAATTTACTATTCATGTACCAAAGGGGTTTAGGACAAATTTAGCTTCAAGTCCTAGACCTTTATGGTTTGCTATATCTCCATTTGGAAAACATAATGCAGCCGCTGTTGTACACGATTATTTATATAGTAAAGAAAATAATACTGGGATTAATCGTACATTAGCAGATAAAATATTTTATAGAATTATGTTGGAATGTGGAGTAAATAAAATTAAAGCTAAGTTAATGTATTTAGCTGTAAGGCAATTTGGTAGTATATGTTGGCAACACAAATTAGAAAATGAAGGATATGAAGATAAAGCAATATGGGATAGAAGCGATGAAGCCATAGAGTATTATGGCAATATGAGAGATTTATTAGGGGTGGTATAGATGGATTTTGATCATATTTTTACCACTCTTAATTTTATAGTTGGAAGTATTTTGTCTTTTATTATTTCTGCTTTGGGTGGTCAAGATAAATTATTGGAGTTTTTATTTATTGTAATGATAACAGAGTTTTTTACTACGCTTTATTTATCATTTAAGAAAAAAAATAATGTAACACAAAGACAAAGAATAGATAGTATATTACAGAAAGTAGGAATGTTATGGATAGTTGTATTAGGTGTAATGTTAGATGGAATTTTTGGAATTGAAAATCAAACACTTAATACGAGAACAATGCTTATATCATTTTTTATAGGACACGAAGGCTTGACAATTTATGATAATTATGCTATAATGGGTATAGGGCTTCCTACTGGTTTAAAAAGAATGTTTGAAAATATGCAAAAAAGAGGTGAATAGAAATTGAGTCCACAAGCAATTATGGGTGCAATTAATGGTGGTATGTCTATGCTTCAAGGGTTCATGGATTATCGTGCTGCCAAAAGAGTTGCTAAGATACAAAGAGGAATGGCAGATAAACAGTTTGAGTTTGATCGGCAACAAATGATAAAAGCCTATGCTAATAATTATGGTAAAATGATGATGGAGTATGCTAGTGCTATTAATAGTTTGGACAATCAATTTCAACAAGGGAAAACTGCCATCAATATGATGCTTCAACAACAAGGTGGAACTGGTATAGATATTGATGGTAGTTCTTTAAGAAATGATATGGAGAATAGATTGAAAGATGAAATGCAACAATCTATTAATAAATTAACAACAGAAAGTATAATTAAAAATAGAGATGCTTATCAAAATTTTATTGGAGAAGAATTAGGAATAGGAATACAACACAGCAACACTATCTTTGGAGTAACTGCAAATAAGATACAACAACAAAGTCAAGCTATGGCTAGATTTTTACAAGGTGCTATGGAAGCAGGACAAGCAATAGCAAGTGATGGAATGATGAAAGGAAGAATGGAAATGCAACAATCTTCAATTAATGGAGATAGTGGAGTTGGTTCATTTATAGATAAAATAAGACAAGGAAGTGATTATTATAATCATCAAATGGTTAGTAGAGAAATGCGTAAACCATATGATGTTGATAGTACATTTAGAATAAAAAATGGTGGTGGAATAAATGGCTAATAAAATTTTTATACAAGATCCACAATTAAATATAGCAGCCAGTGTTCCAGCTGCTGTTAATATTGGTGTGCAAAATGTAGATACATCAAGTCCTGTTATAGGACAATTTGGACAAATGTTGGCACAAATGGTTGGACAATATCAAGCTAATAAACAACAAATAGATTATGCAGATATGCAATTTGAATTAGACCAATTAGAAAAACAATGGCACTTAAATAATACAGCAGATCCAAATGTATATAAAACAGAAGAAAGTAGAGGTAATTTATTAAAATCTTATAATGAATTACTTTTAAAAAGACAAGATATAGTAAATACTTATCGTGATAGAATAGGAGACGAAAATTACTATAATTATACAAAAGAACTTCAATCAAAAGTTAGTGATGAAATGGTAAGTATTCAAACTGGAATTAATCAAGGATTTATAGGAGAAGAATATACAAGAGCTGTTAGAAGAATAGACAATAATTTAGATAAAGTTAATGATTATAAAAATGTATTTAATGCAAACGATGGAGCATTAGTATTAATGAGAGGACATAATTTAGCAGCTTCTAGTTTAAAATATTTAAATGCAGATGATAATGAAACCGTTTATAAAGGGTATGAAAATTATTTTGGAACATTACAAAATTCTTATAAAACAAAATTTATCCAAGATTTATATGATAATTTCTCTGATGGAAATGGAGCATTAGATATAGATGCTGTGAAATCTTATGTAGAAAAAAATAGAGTTGAAACATTATCAGATGAAAATATTAAACCAGTAGCAAAGGAATTATACAAAAGTAGTCCGAATTTGTTTAATGATGAACAAGATGCTTTTAATTATGTTAAAAAGAAATATGAAGATACATTAAATGAAATAGATAAATTTGTTAGTAAAAGAAAAGTTGAGAAAGAAAAAGATCAAGCAATGATGGCTATACAAAACACTAGGGAGATTTTAAGAGACGCTAATGCTGATATTACAAAAGCACAAAGTGGAGATTTAGATATGCTTGATGGGACTGTAACAGGTAATGCTGTTTTAAATAAAGTAATATTAGATAGAAGTTATGCCAACAATAAAGAATATATAGGACATAGTGATCCAAGACAATTTATGCAAATAATGGATGCTTCAAATACTAGATATTATAGTGCTGTTGGAAATCAAACTATTAAAGATAGATATGCAAGTAATATGGCAAATGCTTTGGCTGAGTATTATAAAACTCAACCAGATAAATATAATCCATATGTATTCTCCCAAGCTGAATATGATGCTTATGCAAATATGTTGGAGAGAGATGTATATAACTCTAATCCAACTTATTTTGATGCTTCATCTAATCCAAGCAAAGTAAAAGCTTCAAGGGATTTTGAAGATAATTTTTTTAAGGAAACAGAAAGAAGAACAAAAGCATATAATAAATTAGTTAATTATGAACAAGATAAAGTTGTTGATATGATTAGAAATAAAATGCTAACAGAAACAAATAACTTTGATTATATGAAATCATTTTTTACTAATTCATTAGTTGGAAATGTTCAAGTAAAAAGATACAATCCTAAAACTAAAAAAGATGAAATTGTAAATATTTCAGCAAAAGAATGGTTTAGAGATGAGTTTGGAATAGATTTTTCTAAGTCAGTTAGTAAAGATCAATTTTATGATTTTGTTCGTAAAGATGGTAAAAGAGCAATAGCATTAATTCGTGCTGGATATGATGATGCTTATGAGAATGGAGCAAATATATTTAATAGTAATTTTCCTAAATATAATCCAGATAATAATGGAGATTTAAATAAAATAGCAAACGCATATATTTATTTACCAGCATCTGATAATAAAGATAAGGGAGATAAAAAAGCATTTTCTATTGCTGTTAATGGATTAGGAAATTATATGGGTAAATATAACAATATTGTTACACAAGTAAATAACAATGCTAATACATTAAAATTTACAATGGTTATAGACAACAATTTAGCAAATCAAATAAGAAATGATGCTATTAATTCAAAGGGTGGAGTAACACAAGGAGCGTTTAATAAATATATGAAACAAGATGTTATGCCACAAAGTGAAATATATAGAATTAAATATAATCAAGGAGAATTAAAAGGACAGGATAAAGGGGAAGAAAATAAACAGGTAGTTAATACTACTAAAATAAATGTATTAGGAGAAGATATGTCTCAAAGAGTTTTAAGTAAGTATAAGAAAATAGATAAAAATCAAAATGTTAGAGGAATTATTTATAAGATTAAATAATGTAGGGGGTATAAATGATATTAGAAGATGACAGAAAATTAAATCAAATGGACAATCCATCTGATAAAAAATTAACACCAAAAGAAATATTAAGAAAAAAACTTAATGAACAAAATTCAGATAACGAAATTCCAAGTTTAAATAGTATATCTATTGGTAGTAGACAACAAGAAATGCAAGACTATGTTAAAAAAGATAACTTTATTCAAGCAAAATTTAAAGAGCAAGAAATTAAACAAAAAGAAAAAGAAGAAAAAAGAAAGAAATTTAAAGAAGAAGAAGATGCTTTAATGGGTTATTTTATAACTGATTATAGAAAAAAGAAATGGGGAGCTAAGTATGAAGCTATGAAAAACTTAGCTGTATCAGAAGAAGAATTATTCCAATTTCAAAAATATAAAACAGAGTGGTATAAATATAAATGGATGGAAGAACAAAAAGAAGATCCTAATTCTGGTTTTCATAAAAATCATTCTAATACCCCATTTAGAGATAAGATTAAAACAATGTATAATCAAGGTAAAATAGAAGCCAAGATTAGAGATGATGGATATTTAAAGAAAAGAAATGCTACAAAAGAACAAAAATTAAGAGAATTAAAAAATAAATTAAGAAGTTCTGGGCAAGAAACTATTTATGTATCAAATGATTTAATATACACTAATGAAGATGATGGAGATATAAGTGGTAAAACATTAACACCAGAAGAAATATTAAATAAACAAATAGTAGAACAAAATCCAAATAATGAAATGCCAGATTTAAATGGAATGTCTATTAGTGAAAAACAAAAAGCTATTCAAGAATATGCTAAAAAACAAAAGGATAAAAAAGGACAATATTTAAATGCTATGCAAATAGAACATTTGTTGAATAAATCTCAATTACAAAGAATACAAGCTGAACCTAGATTAGAACAAAATAAAGTTTTATATCAAGAACATGAACAAAAAATAGAAGACTTAAATAGACAAATGAATGGATTTAAACAAGGGATATCAGCTATTACTGGTGGGTTTGGACAAGTTGTTAGTGATAAATATAAAAGAAGAAATATGTTAATGGCTACTGGTGCTTCTGTTATTACAGGTGGAATAGCTGGTGCTGTTGGAGCATCTGCCGCTGTTGCAGAGGGAATGGATATAGCTGTTGATTTGGTTGTTGGAGTAACACAGGACATTGGAGATCAAAGACACCTTATAGAAACTATGGAAAATAGAAATATGACATATGATGAATATGTTGATACTATAACTATGTCTATTGTTACAAATTTAGGATTTAGATATGGATTTAAAGCACTTGGGAAAGCGGGAAAGTGGACTTTAAGTAATGGATATAGTTTAACAACAAAAGCATTTTCTAAATTTGATGATGAGTTAATTCCAAGAATAAAAACTAAATTACAAAATTATTTAGGAGATAGTATATTGGCTAAGTCTGGTGATGTATCATATAGATATGATCCATTGACAGGAGAAACTGTTAGAACTTATATAGATGAACCAACATTAAAAGCCATTAAACAAACTATTAAAGAAACTGCCGAAGAAATAGAAGAAGCTACTGATATAAAATATGCGGAAGATCCATTTAGTTATGGTAGAAGAAAACAAGACATTAGAGAAGCTACTATGAACAACACAGGGGTTAAAACATATAGTGGGGCAGAGGTAAATAATGCAGTTGATAAACTAGGAAAAGAGTTTGATGAAAATATTAGTACACAAAAATTAAAAGAAAAATATAATGCAGAAGTTAATACTAGAAGAAAACAAAAAACTCAACAAAGAAATATAAAGAAAGAAATAGAACAAATTAAAAAAGATATTAAAAATCCTAGATTAGATAAGGCTTTAAATGATACTTATGATAAATTTCATAATGGAGAAATATCATATAAAGGAGCATTTGATGAATTAATTGATATTCAAAAAAGAAATTATATAGATAGAGGATTAGAAGGATTTATAGATGAAAATAGATTAGCTGGTAATATAGATGATACAATAAATAATTTACCAGAAAAATATAAAACTACTAAAAGAGAATTTGCTAAAAGAGAAAAGTATAAAGATGCTGGAAATGAAATTGAATTAGAAAGTTTATCGGATAAAGATAAAGCAGCATTAGAATTAGTATGGGACAATAGTAAATTAAAAGAAAGAGTATTAGAAAATATAAAAGATTTAGATGAAGCTACTCAACAAAAAATTATAAGTGAAATGAAAAATAGTTATTACAATGAATTAATAGCTAAAAATAAATTGACAAAAGAAGCTATAATTGAAGCAAGTAATGGAGATATGTTTCAAGCATTAAATGATATTGATGAAGCCTTAGAACAAAATAAAGTATATAGAGAAAAATTAGATGAAGAATTTAAACAATCAAAAGCTAGGGTAGAAGAAGAAGTAAAGAATAGTGCTGGTGAAAAGGTTGATGAAGAAGATATAAAAGTGGATACAGAAGAAGTAAAGGAAGAAGAACCACAAGCAGAAGCTAGGGGAAATGGTGGAGAAGATAATTCAACTAAGACAAATGAAGAACCAAAAGAAAATGTTAATAATACAAAATTTGATAATCAACAACCAGAAACATTAGATGAATTAGCAACTGAATATGTTAATAATAAATTTGACAATAAAAAAGATAATCCATCTAATCCAAATAATGAAGCTGCTAAAATAGTAAAACAAGATAAAATAGAAGTGTTTGAAGCTATTGATGGAGATAAAACAAAATCTGTATCTAAATTATATGATCAAATAGATAAATTAAAAGATGGAGATTACATAGAATATATATCAAAAGAAGATGGATATGTTACTGGTGCAATTCAATTAGGAAATAAAAATAGATATGTATATCAATATCATATCAAAGACACATCAAGTGAATTACTTGGAATTAAATTACATAATATAGATGAAATAAATTCTATTGGAAGTTCTCAAATAATTTTATTACCAAATAAAAAAGGAGATAAGGTAATTAGATTTCAAGGAGAAGCAGCAAGAGGAATTATTGCTACAAAAAATAATAGAAAATTAATGACACTCTATGTTGATAGTTTGATTAAAAATGAAATTCAAAAAGAAATTATTGTAAGAAGTACAGCCAATAAATTAGGTATTAAGTCTGGGGATTTATCAACTAATTCAAATAAATTTATTGGATTTCATACATCTTTAAATGTAGTCCAAAGAATAGAAAATGCAAAGAATAGAATTATCGCAGCATTAGATAAAAAAATAAAGTTAGGAACAGATGGAGAAATGAGTTTAGGTAATTTATTAAAAGGAAATTTCAATGCTGAAGATTTTATTGGATTAATTAATAATAAGAATATGTTAGATATGTTAATCTTTTTAAATAAAAACGGAGAAAATTATTCGTCTGATATATTTACTGGAATGAATATGGAAGATGTAAATAAAGCAATGAATGGAAGTCAATTTTTTAAAGATGGAAATTTTGTTGGGGTAACTGTTACAAGTAAATTAGATGGTAGTCAATATACATTTACAACACCACAAGAAGTAGCTTTATTTTATATGATGAATGAACATAGTATAGGACAAATATCTATTGACAATCAATTTTCTCCTGTTGAACAAGAGTTTATGAAATATCTTTATGAGGTTACACCACAAGAACAATTGAATAAAGTGTTCATTGATGGATTAGACAATGAAGTAAAAGCTATATTTAAATCATTTGATCCAGAAAATCCAGATTTAATTACTACTGCTAGTATGATTTCTGATTTAAGAGAATATATTTTAAATATGAATGAATTAGATGTTACTAAGTTAAGTGCTTCAAATAAAGAACATCCATTATTTAGAATATTTCAAATAGAAAAAGATACATTAAAAAATGCTGATGCAAATGTTAAAGGAAATATTGGTGTATTTACAGAAAGAATATCTAGTGTTGATAATGTAAACATTATGCAATATATTGGTAATAGTTTGTTTAGAGATGGATATAATATGAATGGTGTATTAAATCAAGTTATGCCAATTATGGATGCTATTTACACTAAGTTTGATGAAATGCAAGAAGTAACATTTAATAGAGATATGTATGTTCAAAAGGGAGTTGTTACTGCAAACAAAGTTAAAAATAAAAAAGGTGGACATGCTTATAAACTTAGTAAGATTGAAGCAGCCGAAATATTAAACTATGCTAATAATATAGAAAACAATATCAAAAATACTTGGACAACCAAAACAGAAACTAAAACATATACAATTAAACAAGCTCAAAGAATGGTTGAAAAAGATATGCATGATGTTTTAACTAATCAATATACAAATGATCCATTTAAAAATATCCATACAAAAGGTAAAAGTATTGGGAAGATTAAAGATTGGAAAACAATTAAAAACTCTAAGTGGTTTAAAAAGTTTGATGAACAATTTAGATGGTTAAATCAAAAGAATAAAACTATCATTAAAGCATGGGATGAAATGGTTGAAACTGGGATACCAAATGAATTAGTTAATGCAAAATTAGATAGTATTAGAAATTTCACATTAGACAGAGGAGAAATTCTTGATGACTATTTTGATGACTTGATGACTACTAGAACTAAAACAACAACTACTACTACAAGAAATCATACAGATTTGACAATAGAAGAAGTTGTAAAAAAACATTTAGAAACTGGGGAAGTAACACCAGAGCTTAAAATGTTGATAGATCAAATAGCCAATAAAGAAAAAATCAAAGTAAACTTTAATGAGTTGGGAGAAAAAATAGAACAAGCAAAAGCATTATCATCAAGTTTAATTGAGAAGTATAATAATAAAATTGAATTTACTGAAAGCGATATAACAAATTTTCAAGGGTTAATGGATTTCTTAACACCATTACAAAGAAAAGATTTTAATGCTTGGTTAAAAAATCCTAATAAAAATACATTATCACCAGAGTTGTTTAATAAAATAAATAATATATCTACTGAAATTACTGGTACATTTAGAGGTACAGATGATTTAATAAATGCACTAGATAAAAAGATTAGTTCTTTAAATAAAAATTTATATAATGCTTCACAAGGTAAAGTAAGATTAAAAAATGGTATGAATATAATTGATAAGATTAGACGAGCCGCTAATTTAAATTATATTGAATTACCAGATAATGTTAAAGGATTAATTAATCAATATGAAAATTTAAATGATATGATTACATCATATAAAACAGCTAAGTCAATTTATAAAACAAGTATAGCAGAAGATTTACATGAAGTCAAAGGTGGAAGATTAACTCCAAGAGAGATGATGGCTGCTAATGAAATATTAAAAGGTGTAAATAAAAAGAATTTAATTGAAGGATTAGTTAAATTATTGAGTGCTGATTATGGGGTAGCTTCAACAGATGGTGGAGTTGGAAACTATTTTAAATCTCAATTATTTATTAATCGTATGCAAAACTTAAATATGTATGATAGTAAAATATCAAACTTATTAACTAATTTAATATTAAAGAGAGCAGAATATGGAGAAGGGAATATGAATTTATTTTATCTTCATGTTGATCCAAATGATTTAACACCAGAAGTAAAAGCAAGTTTAGATGCTAAATGGGAAGACTTTAAAGTTAATGTATACGAAAAATATGTTGACGATTTTCCTATGATACAAGGATTAGATGGGAAGACAACTAGACCAACAATACAACAATTTTATGCACAAATACTTCAATTTATGGACGATGTAGATAACTCAACAAGTAGAGTATATTTAAGAGATAGAGCTGGACTTGGAAGTAATTATATGCATGTAGGAAAATTAGCATATAGATTTGATAGCTTTGAAAAATTCTCACATTTCTTATTAGGATTTTCAGAAGATATGGATGCCTTAGATTTACAACATCAATGGGTTAGAGGATTTGATAATAATATTTCTTTACTAGCAGAAAGAGAAGCATTGGGTGGAGTAGAATTAAGAAAGTTTATAGGTGGATTAAGAGATATAACAGATCAACAACATTCTTATATTACATTACAAACTATAAGAGAAGCTAATAGAAAAGGATTGACTGTTCCTAAAATAAATAATGAAGGAGAAATCAAAGTTCAAGCTGATATATTAGCAACAGATATAGTTGATAAATCTATTAAGGATTTAGATAATCTATATTATAAAGCTACAAATAATAGATTACCAGAAGATGTTGTACATCAAATGAAAAATTATGGATATGAATACTTTAAAGACAAACCAGATATATTTTGGAATTGGGATAAAGAAAAAGGAAAAGCTGTTGCTGGAAATTTTTTAGACAATGAACAAGAATATATTAATGGAGTTTATAATTATATTCATAATAAAATGCCAGAAGAATTTAAGACACAAATAAATCAACTTATTGAAATAAATAAAGCTAAGAGTTTAAGTGAATTTTATGGAGAATTAAGTAGTAAAACATCTCAAAGATACTTAAATCTATTTGATACAGATAAGGTTTTAAGAACAGATTTATTTGATAATACTATAACGGCAACTAAAAATATAGCAGATAATCTTGAATATTATAAAGAACATAGTGCATTAACATATGGAGATCAACAAGCTAACATAACTCACTCTGCATTGAACTCAATCATAGGTATGGGTAAATCAACTATACTTCAAACAGTGGGAGCATTTGAAACTTTGTTTTATGATTTAGGACAATTTATTAGAGGGAATAATGTTAGAAGGGGATTGCCAGAATTCTTTAATGTCATAATGAAACTACCACCAAGAGCAGCAATATCAACTGTAATGTTAGCTGGTGCTATATTAGATACTGGTTTTAGTGCAGCGAAAATAGCGGGAATGACTATTAATGGTATGGTAGATTTATTAAGTGGACATAGGATAAAATGGTTAGATACATTTGAACAACTACCTCACTTAAATGAAATAGCATTAGCTTCATATATTTCAAATCGTTCTATTGATATTAGAGATGGAATTAAAGGACAACTTTTAAATCATTTAATGTCTATGGCTAGAAAAGGAGATAACAAGTTTGTAATGCTAATGAATAGATTAAGCAAGACAGCTGATAGTTTTCAAGGTGGATTGGAATTATATAAGCAAATATGGAGTTTAGATCATTATGAACAAATGGTTGGATTAGATTGGAATAGTATTGGAAAAGAAATGAAAGCTAGATTGAATGCTTTTGGAATTGATAATAAAACATTAGACAATATAAATGGAATACTTGAAAGAGTTAATGTAACAGAAAATGGAGTGCCAAAAGCTGGTGCTGTATGGGAATTGATGAATAAAAGTAATTCAGAATTATTACAATTAGGATTAGACAATACAGAAATTCAAGCAATAAGAAAGTTTGAAAATGCTATGAATACATCTATCTATAAAAGAAGTCATGATAATAATAGAGCTTTATTTAATAGAGTTTTAGGAAATCAAACTAAGATAGATAAATTTGCAGCCAATACTAAATTTGGATTTTATGTAACACCATTAAATGTATTATCAGATTACTTGGATAATATGTCAACTTATATAGATGAGGATGGTATGGTATATACAAGTGATACATTTAGAAAAGCAAATGGATTTAAAAAGTGGGTAGCTGAAAGTGGAAAGAAAACATTTTATACAGTAGCAGTTGTAACTGTTGGTGGATTAGCTTATAATTATATGTCGCCTATTTATAATATGATGAGAGCTAAATGGGACGACGAAAGACAAGCAAAAGCTATGGCAGAATTTAATGCTAACTATAATTATAATCCATTTAATAACTGGAAAAATATGTTTGTTAATGGAATAGCTGGAACGACTGGTGGATTAGATTTTTCTGCAATGTCAAGTTCTGTAAGTATAGTAGCGAATAAAATTGTACCATTATCTCAAATAGTATATCCATTTATTGTAGGACATAATAAACCATATGATTTATTAAATTTAGATAATGATGGAGAACAAACTTGGGTACAAAAAACTTTAAAGATAGATAGAAATACTTATGAAGCTATTAGAAATTCTGGTGGATTAGAATTAGCTAAAATGTTATTATGGGGAACATATGGATTTACAAATGAATTAGCTGCAACAAAATTAAAAACAATGATATTTGATAAGGCGTATAATAATACTGAAAAAGCAGAGATATTAACTAATCAAATGAAAAAGGTTGGACAATTTGATGCTAGTGATTTAAGATTTGGAAATGGAATTAATGAAACTGATTTAGGATATGACATAGATAGAATGAGTGGAGAAGGGACTAAGTCATCTATTGAAGTTAAAGATTTAGCAAATGAAATTTTATCAATGGATAATCCTGTTGCAAGGGCAATAAAAGAAGCTAGAAATTTACCAGCATATATTAAAGCTAGACAAAATAGTTTTGATGATAATGATGATGTTATAGTAGCTGGGAATGTAGAACAAGGAGATGAAGATAATCTTAAAGAGCAAACTCAATATAAATATGATGATGTTGTTGATAGAAAATGGTTTATGAAATTTGTTGACAATATGAAATTAATAAAAAATGAAGCAGAAGATATTTTTAATACATCATTTGATGATAAATTAGATAACACAACTTTATCTTCACAAGATATAGAAGAAGCTGAATTTGATTATAAAAGAACAGTTGCAACTTTTGCATTAAATCAATACAAAAAAGATCACAATGGTGATTTATCTGGATTAACAGAAGATAAATTAAAAGAATATTATATTGAAGCTGATAAAAAAATGAAAGGGGGAATGGTTAATGCAGTACAAGGACAAATGATTGGAATGTACTACGAAGACCAAATGAATATGATAGATGCTTATATGGATAATTATTTAATGGGAATTATCCCAGAACAACAATTAGAAAAATCATTTGAAGAAATATTTTCTAAGGATGAAATTCAAAAAAGAATGAATGATATGTTTACTTTGGAAGAACAAAATTGGATTAACAAGAACATTATTAATGTTATGGGTGGAAATAAATATGTTAATAAAGCTAAGGTTGTAGTAATGTCTGAAATGTTATCTACTCAACAAGAAAACTTAACATTAAAAGATATTCAATTAGCAGTTGGTGTAACAGATGAAATGGTTAATTCAGAAATAGACGTTGATGGATTAAATGAAGTTAAGGAGTTAATGAAATCTCAATATGGAATTAATATGTCTGATGAACAAATTAAACTTATGGCATATACTGGTATAACACCAGATGAATTGGCTATGGGTAGAAATCAAATAACAGATATGTTAAAATACAAAGATGAATTAGGAGATAACAAACCTAGAACTTTTTATAATATCATACCAAAAGATGAATACGAAAGAAATAAACTTATTTCTACATTGGCTAGTATACCGGCTAATCCAATCAATGCAGCTGGAATTATCTTAGGAAATACTTATAATGATAAGTTCAAACAAACATCACCAAGAGAAAAAGCTATGGAATATATTGGTATAAAAGAACCAAAGAAAGGAGTAAAGCAAGATAATATTAATACACAAGAAACTCCACAATTATCTCCATATGCAGCTGCAAGTGAATATACACAAGCAGACTTAGAGGCAGCGATAAATAGAATACCAAAACTGCATCCTAATGATAAAGTAAAAGATCAAAATATGAGAATATTATTAAAAGTTGCAGCACCTTATGCACAAAAATATAATGTTCCTATTGAAGTAATCCTTGCTCAATTTTCTATAGAAAGTGGATATGGAACAAAAGTTAAAGGTAAAAATAATTATTTTAATATGACTACTGGAAGTAGTTGGACTGGAAGTTATACAACAACTAGAAATAAAGCTAATGGTAAAATATATCATTGGAGAGATTATGATAACTTAGAACAAGGAGTTGAAGATTTTTGTAAATGGTGGAATAAAGGAAAAATTAATGGAGTTCATACAAGAAATGCAGATGGTAGCGTAAACCTAGAAGCATTAAAAATATTTGCAGAAGAACCACATTATTATAAAACTATATTAGGACAAATAGAAACAATGAAGAAAAGAATTGGAAATGAAGTTTATGATATATTGGGACAGTCTAAATTAATTGCCAAATCATATCCTGTTGATAGTATATCTCTACAAACTTATGCAGAAGAAAATATAGGGACATCTAATACAGAAACTCTATCATTAGATACTACATTACAAATGATGGGGGTTCAACCTAATGATGAAGACATAGATAGTACATTGGAAGTTAAAGGGATACATCCATTAGCAAGAAGAATGATATATGAATATAGAGATTATGATCCAAAGAATGGTGATAATAGAGTTCATCAATATCAAGTTCAAGGTGGTAATATGCCAGATGTTGATGGCGTTCAAGACTTAGGTTGGGATGCATCTATCATAGGATATTTAGGAAGCGATTATATCACAAGTAAATCTGTTAGTGCAGAACAATTATATAGAAATAATGGAATAGAAATCAAACCTAATGAACCATTAGAAAGTGGAGATTTAGTATTCTTAGATAATAAGAATGGAGATATATTTCATGTCAATGTAGTAATTGCAGCATTAAATAATGGTACTGTTATAACAATAAGTGGTAATGAAAATGAAGAAGGTATGGGAATTAAAGCATACAATCGTAGTGATATAAAGAAAGCTAAGAGATTGCCAATGAGAAATGATGGTAGTGTTAGTGGTGCAAGAAAAGAAACTAAATAAAATTTAAGTGAGTATAGAGGTGAATGATAGTGTTGTACATAGTAATATTAATATTATTGTTGCCTGTACTCACTTTTATTTTTCATAAAAGAGAGGCAAAGTTTACAGTAATATATTTTGATTTAAGAATGGATATAGTATATAGCTTAGAAAAATTTGCATATATACATGGAAGAACATTTATAGGAATGCAAGAATATAAAGATGTGATGATAGTTAAAGATGGAGAGTATATAATTTATTTACAACCTCCTTGTTATCAGTATAAGAATTGTATTGATAATAAAAATCTTTCCCCACATGATGTCCCACCATCATCAACATCCAAAAGTGAATAAGCAAGATAGCCCATAAATACTAGGGTTGAATAAAGTATATTCAACTATTGATTTTACCTAGTGTTGAATAAGTAAATGTATGAAGTATAGATAAATAGGGGGATAGGGAGTGATAGGAACATATGGTAAATAGGCTATTAGGTAATGCTTATTGGGATTTAATTTGTGCGTGAGTAGGGTATACTCATCTCCCCTAAGTCCATCCCTAGAAAAGTATTCATTTTAAATAAAAAAAGAGGGGTATAAAACCCCCTTTTATTTTACCCTACAAAAATTCCACTAATACTCTATATTATTACTCATCTGTGTTAAGTCTATTTACTTTAATATCACTTGTAAAATCTCTCCAATTTTCAAAGTGATCAAATTCATCTATATCACTATTATATCTTGCAATTTGAGCTTCTCTATTTCTAAATCCAACCCACTTCCAATTTTTATCCATCTTAATCCATCCCCACAATGCTCTAATAAATCCATAAAAGTATTCATCTCCAAAGCAAACTCCATCTCCTAACTCTTTATCTTCTACCAATAACTCCTTTCTTAATTCATCTAGCATTGGGCACATACTAAATAATTCTATCCAACTATCTTCATCTTTCAATTCAAATATATTTTTATGTGTTAGCCAAACTCCATTTATTTGGAAATCAAATACTTTATAAAAAAATAATAGAAAATCTTTTTTCAATTTCATTACACTATCATTATTATGAAACATATTGAAAAATCTAGGAGTTAGCATTTCCTTGGTTTCATAATCCTTAATCCACTTCAACAATATCTTTTTTATATTATGTTTGTGGGACATTGATCCACCCAATCCACTTCTATCATAACAGAAGAATGTAGCGTCCAACATACCACAAATAGCATTCCATTCTAAGTTTGAATACCCTAAGTTTAAATTTACTAAATGTTTTTTTAATTCCCTATTTTTATATTCATCTTTCAATAATCCCCAACTCCATCTATCCAATCCTCTCCACTCATCATTATTCCCCCACTTTAAATCCTCTCCTTTATCCACTCTATAATTTCCATTTCCATCTACTCTCCTACTTCTACTTACACAATTTTTAAATATGGTATTGTGTTCGCATTCTTCTACATACGAGGTATCACTCTTTACTCCATCTTTTCTATATCTAACTACTAAGTTTTGGAAATCTCTATCAAACATACTTCCAATATAATATCTATATTGTTGTCTAAATTTATCTCCTATTCTATCATTCCAATTATATAATCTTGTGCTAACCATATCATCCATATTCCATTCCCCATCACTACAATCCACATCAAAGTTTTTTCTATTATTACAGTTTAGGGGAAATATATTTTGATTTTGTAATACACAAACCATTCTAATATTAGGATAAATTTTTTGATGTTTAGGTATATTTTCTTTAATCCATTCTTCACTATATTTACTTAATTCATTTATAGCAGCACCCAATGATGCTGCTCCATATTTTCCTTCTACCAATGGAGAAAACTCACTATTATAAAAGGGTGCAAATACAGCACCCATATCTTTTCCACCTAATAACATAATACATCAACTCCTTTTTTTATTTTATTAATATTCTTTTATATCAATATCAAACACAAATGTCTTATCTTTGTTATCATTTACCCAATTAATCAATCCAATCTCTTTATCAAACCCACCTGCAACTATTGGATATATAAATCTTTCTTCTTCATACGCATAATAAGATTTATTATCGTTGTCTATCGCAACCAAGATAACATCAGTTAGGAAATTCCCATCTAAGTCTGTGAATAGTTTTGGTACTTCACTTCCTTTACATTGAGTTATACCTCTATCAATTAAATCCACTAACTTATCCAACTTAATTTGCTTATCTTCTTCAAGTTCTATATCCTCTAATGTATCAACATCTTTATATATTTTACTATTAGTTGATGGAGTACAACAACTTCCATTTACATTAAAAGGAAATTCATCATCAACATCATCAAGATAACCATTATCACAATATAAACTATCATAGTAATTCCATCTTCCATTTTTGTAATAAGTGTTCCCAGCACCAGTACCTCTCCAAGCCAATGTATCTCTTTTCCATTCCCAGTGCATATTTGAATACCATAACATATCTTCGTGTTGAGTGAAAGCACCAACTCTATCTATTGTACCATCTGTGTTTAGGATAGCCAATTTACTTCCTATAATTTCTTCAATAGCTTTCAACACCTTTGGAAATTTATTCCAATCTTTATTCATTTCACTAATTGGATATAATTGAGTTTTAATAAACTCCATAGTATCACTTAACTTTCCTGTTTTAAGTACAGTAACAGATGATACTATTCCATTATGAGCAATAGCTTTTGGTTGTTTTCTTAAACTTACTGCACATAAATCTTCTTCATTCTCACTCAATGGGAATGGGTGAGTATTACTTTTATTAGTTAGTCCGTGAGTAGTAATTCTACAATGAAGGATAATACTAACATTTACTAAGTCTGGATCTTTATACTTAAAGCCTAACTTAGTTAAGTAATTCCATAAATCATCAAACTTCATAAATCCCTTTTCAATAGATATTGGTTGAGGGTTTTCTGGTGTACCAATAGTCCAAGCAATCCCTGCACCATCTGGGTTATGATTAAAACATTTCTTTAAATTTTCCTTACTAATTAATTTTTGTCCTCTTTCTTTAACTATTATAACGCACATATTATCACTTCTCCTTTATTTGTTATTTACTTATTCTAGCATTTTTCTTTTTATTTGTCAAGTCTTTTATATTCACACCAAGTAATTGGCACATATGTTTTTTAAACATCTTATTATTACTTAGTGGAATTAAGTCCTTCAATTCCATTTCCTTTAATTCTCCATAAGTTCTTTTATTAGCCACAACACAAAGTAATAATGTTAATTCCAAGTACATTGATATTAGTTCTGGGTTTTGTGTTCCACCCCATAATCTTATTTCAATAGTCTTACTATGATTAGTATTGACAGCAACATACTTATCGTCTGTATATGCTACATCATACAACTTACTTTGTTTAGCATTCCATAGCTTCATTAATTTCTTATCAGTTCTAAACAGATGAGGCATCTTACAATATCTATTTTCTCTGCCTCTCCTACTTACTTTCATTATATCTTCATTCCACAATTCAAATAGATAGTTCAACTTTTGTGGTAGATCTTCTTTAAAAGATTGTCTACCTATATGAATATGTAATCCACATCTATCTGATGTTGATGTATAATAAGATAAGAAATGTAATAGTTCTTGTAAATCTTTTATTATATTAGGTACACCATTTATATTTATTTCAAATGGATGTGTAACAATTTCTAATCCATTGTTTAGGCTTCCATCGTGTACCACAAAATATCTATCCTTATCTTCTAGGTTATTTTTATTTAATAAGTTCACAGCATTTACAATTCCATTTCTATCTCTTTCACTACCCCTTGCTTCCACCTCTAACTCAATACCAAGTGTATAGGTTTTTCTTTCTACTCCTTTCTTAGTAGTTAAATCATTTATCTTATATTTGTCTGGTATATAATTATGATAAAGTAATGGGTTATTGTTTGTTTTGGTAACTCTCAATACTCCATTTTTTGTAAATCTCTCTTGACTTTTATGTTCAAAGACACTGTGTTCAACATATCTTTGTTTTAAATAATGTATTGGTGTATTTCCTATTACACCTTTTTCTTCAAACGATATTTTTATTTTATCAAACTCCTTTATATTCATTATTCTAAGATTACTATTTCCAGTTGTATTAATTTCTTCATTTCTTGCCAAGTCTAGGCATTGCCAACTTTCCCTTCCACAAGGTAAAAATGTTGAAACAATATCTTTATTAATTAATATACCATCACATTCAATAAGATGTTTATCTAGCATACAAACATTAGTAAAGTCGCAAAATCTAAAATTAAAGAATGTAATATGATTACCCCAATTTTCTTCAATAGTTTTGTCAACTTCTTCTACTGTTGTATGTCTACTTCCATGATAAATTAAATTACCATAGTCATGGTTGAATAATAACATATGATTTTTTGCATTATAAAATTTATTTCCACATCTGACAAATATAGTTTTGTCTTCAAGGCATCCTTGATATAACAATGTACCACATTGATAATTTGTTCCTAAGTCTACACCTAAAATAAATACTTGTGTATCCTTTAAATCATTTTCATCTTTGACATAATAGGCACTCATAATATCATCAATGATTAACTCATCAAACATATTAGGTGCTTCTTGTCTAGCCAATACTCTATTAATATCTTCTTTTTTGTTAAATAATCCATATTTTTGTAGTACATTTTCTGGTATACTACACTTATATACCACTTGATTATTAGGTATTTTTATATCATAAAAAAGCATCTTAACATCACTCCTTCCAATATTATATATAGGATAAGTCTTTGAATTTGATTATCCAAAGTCCTATCCTTACATATATATAATTCAAATAATATTATTACAACATATATCCAGCCAATAGCATAGATATAATTAGTCATCATTATCTTCTCCAATTAATGTAGCTTGGTATTGATGGATTAAATATAGTTGAACCTCATCCCAAGTTGTATTATTTTCTTTCAGTTTAGATATGAATTGTTCTTGTATTTCAGTGAAACGATTTTCTCCATCCACTCTAACAAATCCACCAAGTCCTGTATTACAACTTGTATATATTCTATTATATATTCCATTTGTTTTATCATTTAATAGGAATAGAATTTTCTTTCCATCTTCCATTCCATTAAAATCTTTTTGATACTTCAATCCTAATTCATTCACTATTTCTGTTATTGTTTTCATTTTAAATCCCCCTTTAATCTTATCAAAGCTAAACATTCTACCAAAATCTTCCAAGCCATTAACTCTAAAATTAGTATCTATAATATAATCTATTTTATCTCTTAGTCTAATTACTCTAAATGTTTTAGTGACATCTTCATAATCCATAACTATAAATGGTTGAGCATCTGTAACAGAATATATTACAGTACCAACTCTTATTTCTCTTTTATCCCATCTATTATTATAGAAATCTTCCCATTGAATATCATTTAATTTAATTTCAATACCCTTGTCTAATATCTCATCTGTTAGAGTTCTACAAAATTCAATCATCTTATAAATAGTATTTAATCTATTTATAATTGTTCCCCAACTTGTAGTAGAATTAAATATTCTTATTTCAATAGTATCATAATCTGTTTTGTGAGTTGCTGAATATTTGTTTTCACATCTATTCAAGCACTTCCACCAATAATCAAATACTATGTTTGCAATATCATATTGATTTCTGTATTTTGCAAGTAAAGATATTTTTGTTTCTATATTATATTTTTCAATCAATTCTCTTGGTGCTGCATAATTTCTAGTATGCCCTTCGTTATCTCTTTCACTCCACTTATATAGATCATCCCAAAATTCATTCTTGTTAATTAATGCGCAGAATAGAATTTGACATAACTTAGACTTCATTATATTATTAGGGTAGAAATCATCTTGGTTGATGTGTACATGCATACCAGAGTTTTCTCTATACACATCATAATTATCATTCAATATATTTAATACTTGCTTCATAAATTCCATATCACTTAAATCATCTGGATGAAAGTTCATTGGACGAGTAACAAATTCACAACTATCTTCCCATAACGATCCATCTTCTTCCAGTGTAAAATCTAATGTTCTATTATCCAAATTTCTATAACTTTCTTCTGGATATAATCCAGCTCTATTTAATCTTTTAATAAATCTTTCTCTATAATAATCAGATGTATCTTCAATCCATTCATCGTCATCATCATAGTATCCATCATTGTCTGTGTTATCAAATTCCCATTCTAATTCAATTCCTATCTTTATTTTTTTATCCATCAAATCTTCTCTTAGATTAGATGGTTCTTTATATTTGTTAAAACTTTTGTTGTGGTATCCTAATATAGTTGTTGGCATTCAAATCATCTCCTTTTTATTTTTCAAATAATATATACGCCCAGTTACCATTGACAGCAATACTAATTGCCTTTGCTCCATTGTTTTGGTGTTGGTATTTTATTTCATTTTCAATGTCTTCACCAACTCCTTTTCCAGTTGCATTAAATTTAACATAAATTGATTTAACATATTATTCAGCTTTTACTTGAATTGACAAGCAACTCAATAAAATAAATCCTAAAAATAATTTTTTCATAATATCAACTCTCCTTTATTTCTTTTTACTCCACTTAGTATACCAATATTTTTTTCTTTTGTCAAGGGAATTTATTTTAACTATCTTAATTATTATCCCTAAACATAATACAGTTATTGGTATCCATCTCCAATCATTTGTATCTCCATTAATATATGCTAGGTACAGGACACCTAGCATAATTATAGAGTAGCCAAAACATAACATTATTTGCTCTCATATTTTAAATTTATCTTATAGTTTGCATCATACAATATGTCCTGTAACATTGTATATACATTTTCTAATATATCTGTATCAAACATATCGTCATTAAAATAGAATACCATAATTGGCTCATCATCTTGTGCCAATTCTATTTTAATATATTTGTATTTACCTAAATCATTGACAAGCATATTTTTTATGCTCATTAATAAATATCTTTTTATATCATCTCCATTTAATTTATTATATACATTATAAAATGAATGTATAATAATATTATCTAATAAATTTTTATTTTCTCCTGTTAAATCTTTTATCTTTTGTATCATAATAAATCAACTCCTTTTATCTATCTAATAATCCTTTTATAAAATTCCAACTAACATTCCAAGTAATTTTCATTTTATTATATTTTTTATTGTTATCATTCAATGGTACAACTCCCCAAGCTGACACTTCAAAATATCCATTTGGATGTCTTGTATTATATTTAACTAAATGTTCTGATACATAGGTTATATTATTATTTAATGTATATCTTAATACAACTTTTTTAAATCCTTTTTTAGTTACAATGATATCCAGTATGTCTACTTTTGTTCCAAAAAATTCTTTGAATGTTCCTAATACATTTTCTAATTTCAAATATATTTCTTTTTCTTTTTTAGTCATCTCATCTTCTCCTTTATATATCTAAATTCAATAAACTTAAATCTTCACCAAAACAAACATAGGTTTTATTTCCACTATTAAAGTACCAACAATCTCTTTCATTAAGATATTTAATTTTTATAAATTCATATACGCTTCTATTTTCAATTATCCATTTTTGAATTGATGGTATCAACTCTCTATTATTAATTATCAATTCAAATGATGATTGATACCCAGATAACATTTCAACTTTAATTATATTATCATTTATAGTTATTAATTTATCTTTAAATTCATATTTAATTTTATTCATTTTATTATCTCCTTTTATCTATTAAATTCTATTGTTGGTATATAGTCAACATCTTTATTTAACTCCATACCCTTTATAACTTTATTTAATTGTTCTCTAACATATTTAAAATTAATATTATCATCATTATAAAAAATTTTATTTCCTTTTATTGTAATGATATTATTTACACCTTTTATAATAATATTATTATCAATTTTAGCTTGTCTTTTATAATGATACCATACATTATAAAAATTGTCCACAAATATATTTATTCTATCTTTTAATACCATATAAAATCACACTCCTATTATATTTAAAAAGTGGATATTATTTATTTTAATATCCACTTTACTTATTAATTAATCTTCATAATATCCATTGTTGAAATCTCTTGTTTGTTGATTATCCAAACCAGAGAAATCATACCAACTAATTCCATCTATTGCAGATGTTTTTTCTAATAAGTCAGCATTATTTTCAACGAATTGATTACAATATTCTACCATATGTTTTAGCATAGATAGTCTTTTCATAATAATTTCTTTTTCTGTGCAACCTTTGAATATTCTCACTTCAATAGTTGCTGCATTTTGTCTATTTACATAGACATATCTGCTATACCAATTATTATCTGCTGTGTGAACATTCAATACACTATCAAAAGATCCGTTTTGACTTTCAGCGTATGATGGAGAGATACAATTTCTACCAGATAATAAACAAATATTATTATCAAAGCTGTTAAATAAGTAAACAAATAATTGAATAGCCTCTCTATTAATAAAACTATTTCTATCAATATGTATATGTCCACCGCAATTATTAAATTCTCTATCTGTTTCATTTTCTAAATAATTTAATGACTTAGATAACCAATTTGGTAACTCTCCATTAAATATAAATGGAGATGTTACCATTTCAAAACCATCTGATAGAGATCCATCTTCTTCTAATATGAAATTTCTTTCACTATCAGAATAATTAGCAACTAAAAATTCAGCTGCATCATCTCTATCATATCCAAACTCAACCTCTACTTCAAGCCCAGCTTGAAAGTTAGATCCTCTTTGGAATTTTTCTGGATTTTTTAAATTTCTATCTGATGATTTATAAGAATGAATATAGACTTCATCATAGTCTCCATTTAATCTATATTCATCTCTATAATCATCATACCAGACACAATCAGTATAAAACCAATCGTTTTCTCCATCTATGTATACAAAATCACAATTTGGAATATAATATGGATCATTATCCATACTCCATTGACTAATGATATCAAAGTTATTTCTATCTTCATCCCAATATAGACATTCATAACCTAAATTATATGATAAATATTCATCTATCATATAATCTTTAAAACAATTATCAGTATAATATCCATCTAATGTTATACGCATTCCAGCTGGATAATATGCTGATGATCTAAATGCGTATGGATGGATATTATCCAATTCAATATCCAATCCTAATTTTTCAAGGTAGGTATTAGGCACAAGGACACCATCATCTGTATCCCTAGCATTTTGAACTAAGTATCTCATTCTATTATCAAAATTGATCCAAGTTGGTAAAATTTCTTGGATCTTATTATAAATATTTTCTGTATTTTCTGAATATAATCTTTTTAAAGTCATTATTGATAACTCTGTACAATTATCAAATAAATATATATCTAATTCAGGGTATATATTAGAATATCCTTGAATTATAACATTTAATTTATTATATATAGCAAATTGAACTAAACATATAATCCAATTTTCTTTATTAGATCTGTTGACATTAAGGATATTTGATCCGTAATAATCAATATGATCTAATGGATGCACATCATAACCTAAACTGTCTACACTTGGAGCTATCAAATCATCAACTCCACTTAAATCTGTATTAGTTGTAGTATTATCATGAATTACAACTCTTGAAAAACTATCTAATACATTGTCAGAAACAATATTAAAAGCTATTTCTGATCCCATAGATACATCTATTATGATATATCCATTTTGTGTATATTTGTGATTAATAACAGATAAAGTATTATCTGTTTTAATTATTTTAAATTCATGTGTACCTTTTTTTATAGTTTTATTTTTTATTATCATAGATTTTAGTGTCATTTCATTTCTCCTTTTTATTAAAATAGCTAGGTACTTTTTATCATACCTAGCTTTTATCTATTATTATAAATATATACTTTCATTACTTGCTATATCATATATAGCAAGTTGATTATTTCTTTTAGCAGCTTGTAATGCTTTTTCTTTATCCTGTATATTGACTGAAATATCTATGTAAATATTATTGTCATCGATCCATCCACCTACATAGCCATCTATTTTAGATGCTATTTCAGTATACGTATCAATAGAGGCTTGATCCTCTAATTCAAGCCATAGATCTAGCGGCATCTTTAATATGTCCTGTACACTAACCATATAACCTGATTTTGGAGTTGTTCCATCTGGACTTAGTGAAAAACCGCCATTCTTTAATGCTAGATCCTTTAATTCATTAACTTTTAATTTCATTTTTTAACACATCCTTTATTATTTTTTATACCATTTTAGCATTATCTAATTAAAATAAAACTAAAATAGGTATTTATTAAAGCATTCAATAAAGATAAAATAATAAAGGTTAAAATTTTTATTGAACACTTAAATAAATACCTATATTTTTATATAGTTATTTATTTTTTATTGTTTATTGTTTGTTTAACGATGTGCTATATACATTTACCTAGTTGTATCGTCTCACAACTGTACACCAATGCAACAATATACTTGTTTTTATAAACTCCATAGGCGTTCATTACTCACTTTTTAAAGTTGGTGGTATTCTACCACTATAAACGGCAACGCTTGTGCATCCGTTTCATTGGTTATATAACTTTATAGCCCACATCTATTTTAGAATTATGTAAAAAGTTCATTATTACTTTTTGAGTTTTTAAAGTTGGAGAAGTAGCGGATAACTCCAACTAATGAAATATTTACATATTCAGTTGCTAATGTCCTTTTAATATTCTTAAAAAAGAATAAGTATTATTTGTTTATCGTCAATATAATCAATGACTTTACTACTAGCTTTACAGGTAGTATCTGTTAGACTATCTAAAATATTTTACAAGTGAATAGTCTACACTTGCAAGGTATTGACGGCGTCCTATGGACTACCACCTTTATTAATAGCTTTTAAAAATAGGTTGCTATTATAACCTTTTCAATGCTTTCGGTGTAGGTTGCATTGATAACCTAAAATTTTTAATAGTTTGGATATAGTGCTATTAATCACTATTTCAACCTTTTATAGAGTAGGAGAGGTTGATCCCCTTGTGATACTGTTATAGTATCATACTTTATTTTTTTTGTCAAGCAATTTTTATTAAATTTTTAAAAGTTGCTTATAAGACATCTTATATTGTTCCAACTATTAATTATTTACCGTATTTTAGAAGTCTAAGGGCTTCTAAACAGTGTTATTAATTGCTTTTTTTTATAATATACTATATTTTTTTTAAAATGTCAAGCATTTTTTAAAAATATTTTATATTATTTTTTTAATAGCTGGTAAAATGGACTTTTAAAATGGATAAAACATAGTAGATGTTGCAACCTTCTACTTTAAAATATAAGTCTTAACTGTAACTATACTATATATACCGCCGCCATCAAAGAAGCCGATGGGCTAAATACTCCACCAGAAATGATTGAATATATATTCAACTGTTAGCACTCTATTAAAGCGGTTGCTAATA